GTTAGTTATCTGGGATATGTGAACTCATGCAAGGAAGAAGTTGAGCATCACAAAAGATGGTTTTTCTTTGACAGGGAAAGGATGAAGTAATGGCTAACTTCTGTAAAAGTTGTTGTTTTGATCTTTTTGGAGTTGACATAAGCGACTTCGATGGTATAATAAGTGCAGAAGATTATGACAGTGGGATGGTAGCTAATGTTCTGTGTGAGGGATGTGGATACATTGAGGTAGATCATAAAGGTGAAAAAGTGGATAGACTAGATAATCGAGTGAGAAAGTTTCAAGGTCATCCACATGATAACAATAATGAATCGGGATATGACAGGGTTGGTTACGAATTTACAAAAGGCTGGTTTTATTATGATTACAACTGGCAAAACAAAATAGGTTATTTCAAGAGTGAAGAAGAGGCTAGGGTATTCCTCTTTGAATATTTAAGGAAAAGAACTAATGATAAGACAATATAAATACCAGTGCTGTGGATACATAGTGTCTGAGAAATTTGAAGATAGTCACTGTCGTCAATGTGGTAGATTATCGCCCATCCTTGAAGAAGTAGATAAGGAAGATTTAGTATACTTGCTACCCGAAACAGGTCACTCTGGAGATGATGCTGAAGAGACTAGGGAGTGGGGGAATTTTAAGATTCTTTTAGATGAGCCAAATGTTAAAATAAAAAAGATAACGGTAAATCCAAATAGCAGACTTAGCTTGCAATTACATCGCTATAGAAGTGAATGGTGGAAGATCATTAAAGGTCAGGGTTTAATGCAGGTTGGCGCAACAGAATGGATTGTTGAAGAAGGAGATACCGTCAATATAGGAAGGCTAGAGGTTCATAGAATAGCAAATGAAGCGGATAGTCCTCTGATATTTGTAGAGGTTCAGTCTGGTGAGTGTCAGGAGAATGATATTATCCGCATCGAGGATGACTATGGTAGGGCATAAAAAACCTAGCCTCAGAATCCATGATATATTTATAGTCGCCTTACTATTAACTATACAATTACCAGTTTTACCCTCTATAATATTCTTTTTAATGTATGTGTGGATGACAGATGAAGTATTTAATAAAGTGTTGCAACCGTATTGTAGACGTAGATAACAAACCGATATGGTGCATCAAGTGTGGCGAACACAATATAGATGTGGTAGAATTTACAGAGGATACACTTCTACCTTGCCCATTCTGTGGCGGTCATCCGCAAGCAGAAGCTATGGAGACTATAGGTCTTTATTGGTACGAGTGTGATGATTGTGGTGGAGCCAGTGGCTCTGCTGATGACTGGGTAGAAGCTAGGAATAAATGGAATAGGAGGAGGTAATGCCTGATGAAGATTTTTATAAGTCTCTAAACGTAAGAAATGAGTTTGACTTGAAACTGGCTAAGGCTGAGAGAAAGTGGGAGTTTAGATATAATCAGCAAAAGAAGAAACAAAGAGAACTAGAAGAAACTATAGTAAAGTTGAGAGCGCGTATTAAGGAGTTGAAAAATGGCAATAAAGACACTTGAAGTTTATAAGACAGGAACTTGGGTAAAGTTATCAGAAGAGGTTGAAGCTAAGATTATAACGGTTGCAATACATCAGGACGGAACAGTGCAGTACGAATGTGCTTGGTGGTCTGGTCAGTCCAGAGTAAGAGAATGGTTTAGCTCGGAAGATTTCATAGAGGTTCAGGCAGATAAAGTAGTCAAAAATAAAATAGGATTTTGCAATGCCTAGTAAAGAAGTAAACTTTGAAGACTATCGTGACCCGTTTAAGGCTTTCAATATTCACATGTCTATCATTTGTGACTTGGAGCAGGGCGGTAAGATAAGTGAAGAAGAAGCATTTGCACAAGTGAAGGATTTGTATAAACAGTTTAAGTATTACTACAAACACGTTGTAAAACCGAAAGTAGATAGTATGGATAAAGAAGGTTTCTACAAATAAGTTGGGTTTTTGTTTTATCAATGTGCATGAAACATCCTGAACTAACACCCCAACTTTGGCCTCTTCGTCTAACGGTTAGGACTCCAGCTTTTCACGCTGGCAATAGGGGTTCGATTCCCCTAGAGGTCACTAAGGACTTGTAGCTCAGTTGGTTAGAGCAGGGGACTCATAATCCCTTTGTCGTAGGTTCGAGTCCTACCAAGTCTACTTACTAATAACTTTATAAGGAGCTAACAAATGGATACTGTAGCAATTATTTTATGGACTATAATAGGAACTTCAGCGGCTTGGGCTTTATACTTGGGCTATAATATTAACAAGACCATGAAATGTTTATCCAGAAATTTGGATCAGCTAAAAGAAGATTACAAGGAATGTTAAATGGCTATTTATACAATTTCAGCTACTTGTATCCTGTATCTGATGACATGCGTTTCGTGCATGAAAGATGACGACTACCCACACGCATTAATGTGGTTTGCATATGGCCTCGCAAACGCTGGGCTTTTATGGTACGAATGGAAAAAACATCAATAACTTGGCGGTGTCTCGCCTAAAACAGGCGGGTCAAGAAAAAGCCTGTGAGCTAGTGAATTGGAGGATTTAATATGAAATTCAAATTAGATAAAAAACAACTTAATTACGCTCTTGGTCTTGCAATGAAAAGGCATGACGCAAAGCACTCGTCTTTCAGGAATAAAGACACTACCAGATTTATGAATGATAGCAAAGGGCAGATGTCTGAAAAATTCAGCGTAGATAAACAATACATGGCGCATTTTCTTGGTGTCATCGGGGAGCTTGGTTATTCTCTTGCGACTGGTGAAACGATAGATGAAAATATTTACTCTGTGAGAGATGATGGTCAAGACTTTGAAGGTGTCGAGGTAAAGACAATTACATATATGGGTTCGGGTGAACCTGAGCTAAAGATAACGGTTAAGGAATACGAGCAACGTAAGCCCCCAAAGCTCTATGTGCTTACTAGGTTTAATTTAAAAAATAACGAAGTCGAGGTTCTCGGTAGGATCACAAGACCGCAGTTTGACAAAGTTAAAATAAAAAAGAGGTACGGCGCAAGGCTACCGATGAATTATATTATTCCACTATCAAAAATGGAAAAAATGTAAAAATTAAGTTGCCATTATGTCACTATTATGCTATAATCTAATATGTGGAGATTCGGTTTAGTATTTTTGGTTGACTAAAAAAGGGCATCGGAGTTTTACCTGCGAAGGTAGCCAGCAATTAGAAGTTGACTCAGGTTTACACCTAGAACCAAGTGATTAAAAATATTGACAAGAACAAACCAAATGTTTGTAAGGCTCAGGCCAGCGAGTAACCAAACTCGCACAAGACTTAATAAGTCCCGACCCTGATGGATTCACAATCCTTGCCGCACAGATAGACTTACTAGAAAACCAAGCAATGCTGCGGAGCAACTTGGTGGGTCATAACGAGAGTTTATTTTAGTAAGTTGTCTGGAGCTTGAATCTAGTAATCACCGCAGGTGGGGTGTCTATGACCCAAAAACCTGTGAAGAGTATATTTTTTTAAAAAATTAGGAGTATTGAGATGGCTAATATACAAGAGATGGCTGAGGCGCACCTTAGAAATGTGCAACAGCAGATTCAAGACCTTCAGGGTCAGAAAGAACAGATAGATAAAGACATACAGATGCTGAGTGACTATTTGCAACAGGGTGTTGCAGAGCTTGAGTCTGTAAATAATGTTGAAAGTGGTGAAGTAGCCACAGATCAATAGGAGGATTAGTAATGGTAAGTAATCAAGGCGAATTTTACGATCAGTTGTCAGACCTTCCACAGAGTTACGGCTTTGGGGTAGATGGCTCAAACCAGATCATTGGACAAGGTAAAAGAGGAAAGGCTAAGGGCATTAAGTTCAACCCAGTAACAGCGGTTGCACATCGTAATGGTCTAGGGACTTATAGCTCTAACAAGCGTGACACTTTGCGCGCTGGAAAAGCTCTAGGTCTTACAAAGACTTTCACCGAGAACCTTTATCAAGCATCGACTAACCACTCAAATCGTGGTCATAGTCAAGTAGTACGAGGAAGAATTCGATCAGCATTGGAGATCTAATAGTATGAATGTTAATTTATGGGTAGGGTGTGGTCGCCTAACAGCTAACGCTGAACAGACCACGACAAAAAAGGGGACTTCAATGGCGAAGTTCCGCCTAGCAGTCAATGATAGGAGAAACGATGACACTCTTTTCCTTAATGTTTTGTGTTTCGGCAAGATGGCCGAGAGCCTCACAGAACACCTAGTCAAAGGACGGTTAGTATCCGTTCAGGGTAAGGTTAAGGTGGATGAGTACGAGGATAAGAATGGAAATCCGAGAAACTCAGTCTGTGTAATGGCAGACGAGATTTCACTCGGCCCCCAAAAGAAGGGTGCAACAGATGTTGCTTCTAGCACCCATGAGGAAGCGCCGTTCTAAATCCCAAAGGTCTAGCCCAGCCTTAAATGGGCTATTTTTTTTGAAATTAAATTTGAAGGAGCATGACTATGGCTAAAAACAAAACATCGAGAAGACATATTACGGGGACAA